ATCGAAGGCAATCGCACGGTGGCGCGCCGTCGTGGTCCAGTCCCAATCAAAGGGGACGGTCGCACCACAGCCACCAAGAGATCGGTGGACAAAATAATTGCGACCCTGGGCCTCTCGCTGGATCTCAACGCGATGACGCGCGAAATACATCTTAGCGAGATCACGCTCCTGAGAACGTGTACGACAGCCGGAAAGGAGGGCACCAAGAACGTCGAGTCGAGTCATCGACTTAACATCCTCGCCGCCAACCGAATCAACCCTCATGACCTTAGAATTTCCGAAGAAAAGGCCAGTATTGAGAAAGTTGATCTGGCGGACGCCCTCAACCGGCTTCGGCCCATTGAACCGAGGCTTCTGGTCCAAGTGCGAATGGAAGCACGTGCTATTCGCAGACGCAAAGGTGGTGTGGACGTAGCTCTTGCCAACAGAGAGCTCCAGCCCACAGCGACGTCCCAACTCCATGTGCTCCGAGTAGAGACTCGGGGCAGCAACATAGAGCATGTCATCGCCGTTGACCAAGACACCCGACAACTTTCGCCGAAGCGAGCGGGTATCATTGCGAATCACCGCCAGGTAAAGACCCAGATTAGCCAGACATAGAATCGGAAACGACAGGATAGAACCCATCAATTGTCCGTTGTTCTGGTCGATCGGGTCCACACCACTCTTTGGCGGGTATTCACACCGATGCGGCGCCAGGACAGAAAGGCAGCGACCCTTCTCATACTCACTCATGCTACTTGGCAAGAGTCTAGTGAGGATCGCCGCACTGAGCCTGGCGCTGAGTCCATCTGTCGCCGCTGAATAGTCGATCGAGAACCACGACCGACCTTCGAACATCCGGAGCCGCACAGAGTTGCGGTCGAGATCGAGAAGATCGGTTGGGCTCAAAGGCCGACCAATCAAGCGGAAACAGTCCATCCGGCGCATCAACGTATGAAGCGCTTTCTGTAGACCCTTTGCGAGATAGTACGGTGCCGCGGGACCCTTGGAGATGACGCGAACCTTGAGAGGCTCGATAATCCCTTGGATCATACACGGCATTCGCACTGGCTTGCCTGCGCTAAACCACCGACGATCATCTTGACCCACCGCCCGGAGGAAGGGGATCTGGTCGTCGATAGCATAGAAGCTAACGCAGGCGTTGATGCGGAGTCGACCGTCAATCCAGACGCGAGGAAACCACTCAACGCTACGCAGGGTATAACCGAGCTTCTCGGTATTATCCCAGGCGAAGGCACGTGCCAAGTGCCCACGCTGTCCACCGTCCTTAACAGTGGACTCGTAGCAGGCCGACGTCGAGGCC